GATGCCGAGGTTGTTTGCGCCGGGAATGTTGTTCCATGCGAAGGTCAGACCCGAAGCTGGGGTCATCAGACCAGCGTTACGAGGTGCGTGAACCAGCAGTGCGTTCTTACCACCGATGAAGGAGTTGCTTTCTGCCAGACCTTCGACAGCATCGTTCTTCACAGCTTCCATGACGTAGAAGTTCTCTACCTCAAAGATTTCAGCCAGCTTGGCATTGGTGATGAGTGCAGTGTTGGTGACAGTAGCACCACCGTTCAGGCGGGCCAGAATGTCAGGGTGGTTAATCAGGATGTCACGGACTTCCTTACCGACAACCATAGTGTTTGGCTTAAAGCCGCCCGACTTCAGTTGCATGGTACGACGACCAGTGGTCACATCAGTGATTGGGGTCGAGTTGGTGTAGTCCGACCACAGGTTCGATGGAGTTACGTCTGTACCCCAGATGCTAGCTGCAAAGAAGGACGATGCAAACTGCTCTTCACGATGGATCAGCAGGCGGTTAACAATGGTCTGCGAACCAGCGGCACGGATTTCCAACATGGCATCTTCGTTAGCAAGTGTCTGCTCGTCGAAGTCCATGCCCAGACCGTAGACGTCAGCAAAGTAGCTGTCGTTCGAGATAGCCATACCGATACGGTTGACTTCTGTGCGAGGGGCAAGTTTCTTCACGTCACCAGTGCGGTTCATGTTCGCACGGTCGTAGATGTAGTACTTGTCCGACTGACGCTGAACACCCACAGTTGGGAACACTTTGTCAGCGATGAAGTTGGTTTGCTCTTGCACATATGCCAGCGTCAGGTTGCTGAGGGGCTGGTCAATATGTACGGCGGATGGGGTCAAAAGAGGCATTTCTATTATTCCTTAAATGCTTGGATTAGGCAGGGACAACGTTGCCGCCTTGGATCAGTTCGATCTCAATGATCTGGCCGTCCACAGCAGCTTCACGGGCATAGCCCAGTACGACATCACCAGCAGCAGCAGTGAGTGCATCACCAGCAGCATCTGTCTGTACAGCAGCACCAGCAGCAATAGTGCCACCAGCAGTTACCAGAACAGAACCAGACACGCAGACAGTGACAGCAGCACCAGCAGCACCGCCAACAAGGCAAACACCGATAGCGTTCTCACCAGCGGCATCAGCAAGGTCAACCTGACCATCGGATTCCAGAGTTACAAACTTGAATTGAGCTGCGGTAAGGTCTTCCCCAGCAATGAAAGTGCGGTTATCGCGGGACTGCATAACGGCCATGATTATTCCCCTTTGTAGGATTTGTTAATAAGAGTTTTGCCTGTATCGGTCTTAGCTACAGCAGCGTAAGCCTTGGCATAATCACTCTTTTTGAGTTGGTTGTCGTCCATGTAGGACTTTACGAGAGCGTCGAGCTTGTCAGCAGAGGTAGCGAATTCGCCATCTACATCGGACTTACCGAACTCTTGCATGGCAGCGTTAAAAGCAGCATCAGCAGCCTTCAGTGCGACCATAATTGCTTCGTCCTCAGAGAACTTAGCTACGAGAGCCTTAGCGACTGTAATATCAAAGTGTGGCAGAGCCTCACCAGCACTCTTAGTCAGCTCAATGTCAGCCTTTTCGATAGCAGCAGCTTCGAGGGCCTTCAATACGGGGGCAGGGATGTCCGACTTAACGATCATCTCACCAGAAACTTCAATCATCTCAACTTCAGCTTTCTTTTGGATAGCATCAGCTTCGATAACGTAACCTTCTTCAATCAAACCCTTACGAAGACGCTCGTTTTCGGCCTTGAGTGTTTCAATATCAGCCTTAAGGGCATCAACATCTGCAGCTTCAACGTCAGCTTCTTCAGCAGCGTCAGATTTCATGGTCATATCGGTGTCATAAGCCTTCATGGCCTCTTCTTCCGACATACCCTTGTCCATGTAAGGCTTGAGTTTAGTCTTCATATCATCAGTCATCTTAGTAATTTCCTCTCCGGAAGTGTCACGCTTGAAGAGTGCGATAGTGGCCTCTTGATTAGCAGGTCGGTCAACCAGTGACACTTCCTCAAGCTGTAAGTTTTCAAGCAAGGTTGTCATACCTATTTCCTTTGCTTAAGTTTATATCTGCGGGTAACACTTGGAGGTTCCAAGGCACATGGAGGCCACAGATGGTTTTACCATTCAGCGGAACAATGTGGTCCACATGGTATTCTTCACCAGTTACCGACCTAAGGTCACGAGCTAACCAGTAGAAATCTCTTATCTCAGACTTGTGTTTATCTGATAGGGGTAGGTATCTTTCCCTACGCCTAGCTTGAGCCTCACACCTAATTGACTTAAAACTTGGAATGTGTTTATTGTCATAGTAGTATTCAGATACTCTTTCACGAGCCTTTTGCGCAGTCTTCTCACTTGTCTTTCTCCCCACCCGACTTCTACTCTCTAGATTACGAGCGGTATGACAAGTTTTGCACATGGATTGTAACCGTTGTCCCTTTTTACCGAAGAGGGGGAGTGGTAACTCTTTTCCACAGGCACCAGTGCAAACCTTAGTCATCTGCAACTTCAACCTTTGTGGCGCGACCCCCGATAGAAAAGCCTGTGAACTCACCCTTTTTCATACGGTCCCAAGTTTCATCGTCGTGGACCTTAACTGCGATTAGCCAACCCTCAAGGTCAGACTCAATACCAAAGGCAGATTGAATTTCTTTTGTGAAAGGCATAGAGTGAACAATAGTTGTCGTAGGCTCACCTTTGTGCATAGTGAGGCCGTTACGAGCGCCAAGCATAAACTCTGTCGCTGCTTTCTCCATAGTGGCTGGGGAAATAATGTCGCCCTGACGGTCAACTACAGGTTTTCCACCCTTGGTGACGACAGAAGCATAACCGTAAATCATGCGTTGCTCATCATCAACCTTGGTAATCTTACCACTTGTTTCGAATTTAGTCATATCACCCACCGATGTATCTGCTTCCCACATGCGACAGGACCAGTAACCAGCCGTTGTCTTATCACTCTTGGTGTCGCATGAGTGGCGGGAGCGGAAATTAGCTCTAGCTTTAGGGTCATCACGTCGAATTTCCATGTTAGGGTCACCGAAAGTCACTCGCTTAACCTTGCCACCATCCTGTACGAACACTTCAAACTTCTTGTTGCCACCTTGAATACGACGAGGTTTGTTGAGGGTTACTTTTTCACCCTGATAGTCAGCTTTCGTAAAATCTAAACTCATCAGTTCAACTCTCGTGTAATAACCAGAGGGAGGCTACCAGTATTAGGGAAGGTCTCTACAGAAGCACCAGCGTAGGTCACTTCAAACTCTACATAGTAGGTTCCTACTGTAGCTGTATCACCAACCTGCCAGTCATACTGAACGACACCACCAAGGGCATTAGTGATTGTCATTTGCTCATCAAGAACCAGACCACCACCGATAGCCTTCATGTGCAGCATAACAGTAGCAGCAGTTAGGTTTACAGGTGTAAGGTTAGCATCAGAGAGGGTAGCCTGTAGGGAAGGCGAAGTATCATTCTGTCCAATTCTAAATGCCATTACGCTGCCCTATTTTGGTTATTGCTAAATGTAGCTGTATTGTCAGAGTTAGCTGTAACTGATACAACACGCCTACCCCATGTGTTGATAGTAAGCTGCCCAACAACAGGGATACCAGTTGTTATACCCTCAATGGAAATAACGACAGTAATCTGAGCGTTAGTTTCACCAACAGTGGGCTGTCCTGTCGTGATATCGTTTGCTGCTAGCACATGCTCTTGAACAACCGTTGATGACACAACAACAGGTGATCCTGTCGTCAAACTATCGGCAGTCAGGTCTTGGTCTTGGGCAACGCTTGAGGCACCAACAACAGGTGATCCTGTCGTAATGTCATTACCATTCAGCAGGTAAATTATAACCCCATCATCCGCAAGCGGTGCAGAGGCGAGGGGGCTAAAACCTAGCATGGGTTACTCCTACGGTTTGGTGGGCCAAGTCACGCTATACGGGAACCCATCCTGATCTGTTACATCGCGCAGGGCTTGACGGTAGGTTGTCATTGCCTCGCTCATGGTGTTGTCGCTTAGGGCTTGCCAGTCTGTTGCTTGCAGGAGTTGGTCACGATGGTTGCGAACCGCTGCCTCTGCTTGATCTTGTGGCCTATTGACGACCGTGTAGCCAATGAACCAGCGATTACCGTGAATAGGCTGACCTACCTGAGACTGGTCTACCTCGCCTGTGATATGGTTTGTGGCATCGTTTTCTGTCTTCAGACGGATCACCTCTTTGTGAGGCATATCGCCCATTACTAAATTTTGTACCAACGGCTCATAGGCTGGCTTAGACAGTTCAATCACTGGATGCACCAGATGGCGCTTCAGCATCGTGTCAGGAATGATGCGAGGAAAGCTAGTCTCAGGGTGGTCACGACGAAATTGCCCGATTGTGTAGGGAAATTCTACGGGCTGGTCGTTTGTGATCTTAACGTGCATTTAATGCTCCTATTTAGCTGAAGTCGTCGCCTACCACGCGACCGTAGTAAGTAGACCCGCCATCAAGCGTGAGGAATCTTAGTAGGTCTGTCTCACCGTCAGCAGGGGCGGTAGGTGGTGTACCTGCTGGCCACTCGACAGACGCAGGGTATGTGAAGGTCGCATCTCCGACAAAGCCTGTGGAGTATTGCCATACTGCATCTCCAGTATCCCCAATAACATACATCTTTGTGCCATCAGGTTTGAAGAAGACGCCGGTTGGACCTGTTTCTTGAGCGGAAACACTGAAGTTCTGTAAGTAAGATGCTGAAGTTATATCCCAAGCTGTGCTTAGGTCATACTCATTAACATCATCTCCGCTAATCCCAATAACGTACATCTTTGTGCCATCGGGCTTGAAGAAGATGCCGGTTGGACCTGTTTCTTGAGCGGAAACACTGAAG